GGGATGATTGGTTCGCCAATCACATTAGCAAACAATATGGGAGTCTATTATAAGGATGGAGATGCGTCTCATGCGATTTCAGCATGTTCAATGAAAGCAGTAGACTCACTAAACTATGTAAAGTTTGATATCTTGGGATTAAAGACAGTAGGAATCATTAAAGATGCGTGCAAATATATTGGGATACCGTATCCCAAAGCACATTTGATGAACTGGAAAGACGAGAAAGTGTGGGAGAACATGATTAAAAATAAACAAGGTTGCTTCCAATTTGAGGGCGATTACGCATTTGATTTACTAAAAACATTTAAGCCAACAACAATAAATCATATGTCGATGGTAAATGCGGCGTTACGACCTTCAGGAAAATCATATAGAGACAGGCTTATAGAGGGTGAATTTAATGCGAACCCATCAGAAGAGATTGATAATTTACTAGAAGAGAATAATGGTTTTTTAATATTTCAAGAAGATACAATTAAATTTTTAATTGATATTTGCGGCTTTTCTGGCTCGAAGGCTGATACTACGAGACGTAATATTGGAAAAAAGAATGCAGAAGCTTTGCGAGCAGAACTTCCAGACATTATAGAAGGTTATTGCAATCATTCGTCACGACCAAGAGTGATGGCAGAAGAAGAAGCTAAACAATTTGTTCAGATTATTCAAGATAGTTCAGACTATCAATTTGGTTACAACCATTCAACAGCCTATTCGATGAATGGATATATATGTATGTGGTTGAGAACATATTATCCATTGGAGTTTTTGGCGGCTTATGCGAATAGAGCAGAAAATGAAGAGGATATAAATAATACGATTGATTTGGCTGATGCGTATAAAATCCAAATCCATCCTATCGAATTCGGAAAGTCATTATCTCAATATACAATAGATTATGACAATAATGCAGTTTACAAAGGGATAAAGTCAATAAAATTTTGTAATGAAACTATTGCAGAAGAGTTAATGGAATTATCTGAAAATCAATATGGAGATTTTGCTTCATTGATTAAAGATATTCAGTCTAAAACATCGGTTAATTCTAGGCAAATGACAGTATTAACTGGGCTTAATTACTTTAGTAGATACGGTAACAATAAATATTTATTACAAATTACAGATATTTATAACAAATTGGGTTCAGTAAAACAAATAAAAAAAGATAAACTAGAAGAATTGGGATTGAATGAGTTTTTAATACGAAAGTATAGTAAAAAAGAAACTGAAAAACTGTATAGAGAACTAGATAATGTAGGGTTGATCAATGAGTTGTGTAAATCTATTGAAAATAAGCCGATGGGTGTTATCGAGTTTATAAAATTCGAGATGGAATATTTAGGTTATACCACATATAAAAATTTAGAAGTTAGCGAATATTACTATGTAGTTATTGGATTCAAAACATACGCCGATGCAACAAAACCATATTTGACACTTAGGCAAATAAAAACAGGAAAAGAGATAAAAACGAAAATTAAGCAAGGTAAAATCTTTAAAGAACAACCTTTTGGTGAATATAATATTTTGAAAATTCACAGTTTTAAAGAAGTTAACAAGACAAGAAAAGTCAATGGAGATTGGGTAAAAGTTGATGAAATGGAACAAATTTTAACAGAGTATGAGGTGATGAAATAGCAGATAATAAAGAGGTTGTATTTAAGGGAAGAGTTGAGAGATGTATATACAATACTGAAGATTATAAGGTGTATGCGTTGAATATAAATGGTAACGAATTTCCGGATATCAAACTGTCTAAGTACGGCAATGCGTCTATTGTGGGCGAAATTCATGATTTGGGTGTAGGTATTGAATATGAGGTAAAAGCTATTGAACAACTCAACAAAAATGGATATAACTACAAAGTAATAAATATCAGAAGAGAGAAACCAGCCAATATTTACGATATGTCATTTTTTCTAAATGAGATTTTAACACAAAAACAAGCGGAAATACTTTATAGCGTGTATCCAAATATCGTTGAGTTGGTTATGCAAAACAAAGAGATGGAAATTGATTTAGGTAGATTGAAAGGCATTAAAGAGTTTACATTTAATAAAATTAAAGAAAAAATTGTAGAAAATTTTTGTCTAGCTGAATTAGTCAATGAATTTCAAGGATTAATTAACTTACCAATGTTAAAAAAATTATATACAAAATATACATCAGTTCAACGAATTAAGTCGAAGTTAAGAAAAGATCCGTATAAGTGTCTTTGTGGATTGGCAAGAGTTGGATTTAAAACAGCAGATAGTCTTTTATTGGAACTAGAAAAAGGTTCAGTTATTGATTTTGATGAAGAATTAAAGGTGAGTTCCATGCGTTGCCTGTCTTGTATGTTATATCTATTAGAAGAGAATGAGAAAGACGGACATACTATAATGTCGATTTTAGAATTAAGAAATCAATGTGCTAAATTGGTTCCAGCATGTGCCAATCATTTTGTGGAGTGTATGAAAAATTCAAGCATTCACTATGATAAGAAGAAAATGATAGTAGCGTTGGACGCTACATATAAAATTGAACAAAGTATTGTAAATGATTTAGAAAAAGGACTAAAAAATAATACCGCTTGGGATTTTGATATAGAAGAGTTTAGAGGGGTAAATGGTTGCAAATTATCAGATGAACAAATAAAAATATTAGAATTAATATGTAAAAATAACATTTGTATTTTAAATGGGGCGGCCGGTTGCGGAAAAAGTTTTTCGTCACAAGCAGTAATTAACATGTTGAAGAAGCATAAAAAAACATTCAAATTGTTTTCGCCAACAGGAAGAGCAGCAAAGGTTTTATCAGAGTATACAAAAGAAGAAGCGACAACAATCCACCGAGGATTAGGATATATGCCACCAGATATTTGGAGTTTCAACAAAGAGTATAAAATGAGTTGCGATGTATTGGCAATTGACGAATTTTCAATGACAGATATATTTCTGTTTAGACATGTTATGGATGCACTTGATTTATCTAAGACAAAATTATTACTTATTGGTGACAACGCACAATTACCTTCGGTAGCTTGTGGAAATTTACTACACGATATGATGGAGTCTGGAATAATACCTACAGTTACGCTGTCAAAAGTTTTTCGCTATGGCGAAGGCGGTTTAATGAAAGTGGCAACAGATGTGAGATTAGGCGAAAAATATCTTTATAATATTGATGAAAAAATCACTTATTTTGGAGAAAACAAGGACTATGCGTTTGTTAATTGCGATTCCTCTTATATTATCAAAAATGCAATAGCAATTTATCAGAAACTAATAACACAAGGTTTGCAACCATCAGACATACAAGTGTTGACTGCGTATAAAAAGGGTGAATATGGCTCTATCGCTATCAATAATCATCTTCAGAAGATTGCAAATCAAAATTATGGCAGCTCGAATAATATAAAAGTCGGAGATCTTTTATATTATGAAAATGATTTGGTAATGCAGAATGTAAATAATTATCACGCTAAGTTGTTTAATGGTTTTAACCAAATGGAAGAGAGTGAAGAGACTTTTATTGCCAATGGAGAAACAGGGGTTATAAAAGAAGTATATCAATCTTATGTAATTATTGATTTTGATGGAATTGTGGTTAAATATTACAGAAATGACATGCAAATGATTAGTTTGGGATACAGCATGAGTATTCATAAATCCCAAGGAAGTAATGCAAGAGTGGTAATTTTATTAACGCCATCATCACATAAGTTCATGTTAAATTCAAATCTATTATATGTAGGGCTGACACGTATGAGAGAAAAATGTTTTCATTTGGGTGATATTAGTACAGTTAATTTGGCTATAAAAAAGAAGGCGAACTTAATAAGAAATACATCAGCACAGTTATTATTTAAAGACGTTACGAATAATACAGATACAGTATAAATATAGATAAAAATTCACACATAAAAGGAGAAAAATTTGCAAGATTTAAAAAGAATAGTTGAGATTATAAAAGAAATACAATCCACAAATAGCAAGGATGAAAAAGTAAGAATTATTAGTGAGAATAGTGACAACGAATTACTTAGGGAGGTATTAACATTTTTATTAGACAATGGCATGATTACTGGAATCAGCAAAAAGAAAATCAACAAGAAGTTAGAATTAGAGCCAAGTGAAATATTTTTGACATTAGAAGAAGTATTCAATTATTTGTTAGCGCACAGTACAGGTAGAGATATAGATATTTGCAATGTTATGGCATTTATCAACTCTTATCACGAAGAGGAGACACAAGAGATTCTAAAGCAATTAATTACAAAGACGCTCAAATTAGGTTGTGATGTAAAGACAGTCAATAAGGCGATACCCAAACTGATATTTGAGTGGGAAGTGCAACAAGCTTATCCGATTGATAAATACAAATTCAAGGAAGACGAATGGTTTTCTCTGAGTGTCAAACAAAACGGAAATCGTGGTAGTTTTTTAGACGGAGTTATAAAAAGTAGACAAAACAAGGAGTTTAGCGGTCTTAGTCATATTATAGAAGACTTAGAAAAGTTACACATATCCGATTTGTTTGTCGATGGTGAATTGGTAAGAAAAAATGTTGACAATGTATCGGATGGTGAAAATTTTAGAATTGGAACGGGAATTTTAAACTCTGATGATGAAGATAAAACACTGATTGAATTTGTTATTTTTGATGTAATGACCAAAGATGATTTTATGAATGGGGAGAGTAGTGGTACATATAGGGAACGTGTTAGATATTTAGAAGAATTAAGATGGTTGATTGAAGACCAGAATGTACAAAATGTAAAAATTATTGATGTCTTGTACAGT